TCAACAAGCCTAAAGCCACCGATAAGGTCATCTTCATCAGTTTCAATTGTAATGTTTACACGAATTAGTTCCCTACCAAGTTGAGCACACGCTTGTTCCACCGAGAACGTTTTACCATTACCCGACAAACCCGTAATGAACGTTGGATAGAATAGACGGGACTGAATAATTTTTTTAATATCACCAAAGTTACCAAACTTGACGAAGGTATCATCTTTATCGGGGATAAGGTTTTGACGTTCCTGTTCAGGAATAATGGGGGTACTAAACTGGTAGTTTTGTTCCAATTGTTCCCTAACGGTAAGATTCCATTTACCACGACCAGACTTGTAATCAGTAAGTTTGTTAGTGATGGTCTGATAGTTGGAACCATTCATAGCACACCAAGCACGAATGTCAGCAGAGGTGACAGTCTCTCCATATAGGGACTGAAGAGAAGTGAGGATGTAGTCAGTGGTGATTGCCATGTCGTTTGTTTGTTACTTGAATATTATAAAGGGCGAGACCCCTCTGGTGGGGGTCTTGGAGACAGTTTGAAGAGTGTCAGGATACTAGTGAAACAAACTCATTTAGCATTTTCTTATTTAGAGATTTGGCACTCAAAGATTTCATAAACGCAGATTGAATTTGACGTTTGGTGGCATCCTCTTCTACTTCAAAGTCTGTGTTGTTTGACAAAGAATTGGAAACAATCAAGAAGTAAGAAGAATAACCACATTCTTTGGTGACATAGGACTTATCTTTCTTGAATTTCTTCCTATCTACTTCAGAAAGATTGACATTATTTGAAATCAACTCTCTGACAAGACTACTGTATCCTCCAATCCTAATGCCAATCACATTTGTATCAGGATTACTATCAATCAAATCCTTCAGAAATACACTGCTGTAACTAGAAACCGAATAATAGTCATAAGTCAATTTACTTACAGTACCAGTTTTACGGTTACGCAGATAGAAGTCACCATACTGAACAGGACGAACTTGTGGTTGTTTGTTGTAACCAGTGGTTTCTAGACAACCAGCAAGTGGGTGACCTTCACCATCAGTCAGAATAATACATTGAACCTTTTGAAGTTTGTTTTGTTTCTTAAAGTTTGGAATGATTTTGTGAAGAAGAACAATGGACTCATACAAAGGTGTTCCACTCAAACACATCTTTGCAGGAATATTATAATCTGTAGATTCTCTACTAACACATTTAGTCACCATATAGATGTTCAACATATGTTTCTCAAGTTCATTCTTACTGACTCTACTACTCAGAATATTCATCAGTGAAAAGTCAGGTCCAACATAGAACTTATTCTTTTGATTGTACTTATACTCAAGTGAAAGTGACTGATAGTCTCTCTGGGTGTACATATTGGTGAATGCATACACCTCAAATGGAATATTCACTTTGTTACAGAACCAGATAAGGTTATACATCTGTTTCAATGTATCCATAATGTGTTCACTCATAGAACCAGACCAGTCCAGAACAAACACCAAACCGTGGTTCTTGCCATCAGGAAGAACAGTTACTTTCTTGAAAAGATCTTCATTGTATTTGTAGGTATGAAGTTTGGTGCAGTCAAGTACACCAGTCTTGGATACAGATGAACGTGAATATGCATCTGCCGTTTTCTTCATCTCAAACTCTTTTACCAGATAGTTCACTTCCCGTTGGGCGGTCTTTCTATAAGACGCAAACTCTTCAATATGTGGTTGAATGTTCAGTTGTTGTGTGTAAGTTCTACCAAGGTGGTCAGTCAATGTGACGGGTTCCATTTGGTTTTGGAAACACTCATCAATCAGGTTGTGAATCTCTTTCACATCAACCACAAAGTCCTCAATATCAATCTCAGGATATTCTAGATACACAGGTTCTCCAGAACTTTTACCACTTAGTGTTTGTTTTCCATCCTCAAATGCTTCATCTGTGGAAACTTTGATTTCATCACTTCCATCTTTCTCATTCTTATCTTCATCAACTTGTTGTTGGGATTGACCATTATCATTAGTTTGACTTGGTGATTCAACCTTATCCTGACCTTGTTCTTCAGGTTGGGGTTCAACCTTTTCCTTTTTCAGTTCCTCTGCACAATACTTGAATAGTGCCACCGCAGCTTCCTTGGCATCCTCAAAGGTTTCTGCATCTGCAATCATATTCACAATATCAGTTTCCTCACCCCTCTGAATAGGAATATTGACAAACTCACCAATCTTGAACCACAGGTTCACACGGTCTGCCAGGTTCATCTTGGATACATCTTCAGTCTCAATACAGAAGAAGTCCTGTTCAGAAAGTTGGGAATAACCTTGTTTGAAGGTCTTGAATAGACCAGGATACCTGCGTTTCATCAGCTTCTCAATACGTGCATCCTCAGTTACATTCAGGAATGCAGTAGGAACAGGACTATCCCAGTCTTCATTGGGTGTGAAAAGTGCATGACCCACCTCATGACTTACCAACATATCATAGACAACATTGGATGCTTTCTTCCACAATGGTAGGGTCAGCACACGATTAGCAACATCAAAGGATGCAGTCTCTACATTCCTGTTCTCCACAATCAAATCCTCAGTCGCAAGAAGTTTGGCAAGTTGGGACTTGATTTCGTAGTTGACTGGCATCGGTCTCTCTGTTGCTTATGAAAGTATTATAACCACAAAAAGGGGGGTTCATTGACCCCCTCAACCACTTTTTCAACTGTCACTTGGTTTTCATATGGGAAAACCCTTTGATTTTTTCAAATCTGATTACCTCATCAAACCTATCTTCTAATCCTTCTTTATGAGAAATGACGTGTACATTGACATCCTTCAACACATATTTCAAAATCTTCATCAGTTCTTCACTTCCACCTCCATCAAGTGAGGAATCGAAAGTTTCATCCATCAATAAAAGATTGGTGTTGACAGAATTCTTAAATCTAGCAATTTCTCTCCAAGTAAAAATTAGTGCAAGGTCAATTCTGGATTTCTCACCTTCACTGAAAGAAGAATAAGAGAAGTCTTCGTGAATAGGGGATAGGACTTCTTCTTCAAAATCAGTGTTGAATGAAAAGTTGATATAGAAATCCATCATCTGGAGGTACTTATTTACCTGTTGATTGATGAGTGGTAGATACTTTTTGATGATTAGGGACTTAACTCCACCATCTTTCAACAGTTCATAAGAAGTATCAAGATAAACTAAGTCTTCATTCTTTTGACTTAGTATTTCATATGTTTCTTGTAGATTGTCTTGAAGCTCTCCTAGCTTGTCATTTTCAGTATTTCTACTTTCAAGTTGTGTGGTAATCTTTTGAATTTCAGATTCATGTTTCTGGATTTGTTTCTGACAGAAATTGATTCTTGAATTGATTTGAGAAATGTCATTAAGGAGTTTTGAAGTTTTCTGAGACAACTTGTTGAATGTAGATTCCCTCAGTTCTTCGTCTTTAATAGCCAGTTCGAGTTCTTTGAACCCTTTCTGTAGCTCTTTTGCTTTATTTTGGGAATCTTCAATTCTATTTACACGAAACTCATCTTCAATATGTTGGTCACAGGTAGGACAAACCGTATTATCTGTGAAAAACTTATGTTCCCTTACAATTGTATTAATCTTCTCTGAAAGTTTCCCTTTGATATTTCCATATTGTTTAATCTTACTGGAAGCATCTTGGAATTCTTTCATCTTATCTTGTTCCAAGGAAACCTTTTGATTCAAATCATCAGTATCCTTAAACAAGTCTTCTACTTCACTTTGAAGTGTGATGATACTTTCTTTATTGTTATTGATATTCTCATTACTTAAATTATTGATTTCTTCAATAAAGTTTTTCTGCATCTCCACTTTATCTTTTAAAGATTCTTTCTTCAACTTAAGTGTTTTGATTTCATCTTTAATAGTCCTAATCTTTTCTTTTAGAACTACATTCATAGAAGAAAAGATTTTGATATCCAGAAGGTCTTCTACCACTTCCCTACGACTTTGTAGGGGTAGTTGCATAAAGGGAACAAATGTAGATGACCCCAGAATAACAATCTGGGTGAATGACTTATAATTCATCTTCAGAACATTCTGTTCCAACCACTTCTGTTGGTCAATAGCAGAAGCACTTTGGTCTAGTTCTTTATCATCACGATAGATTTGAAAGATGTTTGGTTTGATACCCCTTACTACTTTCCAGTTAGTACCATTGATAGAAAACTCTACTTCAACTACACAACCTTTCTCATTGGTAGTATTGATAAGTTGTGCTTTATTGATTTTCCTAAATGCCTTCCCATACAAAGAAAAACAAATGGCATCCAGGATTGTACTTTTCCCAGCACCATTTGCACCCACAATCAAAGTTGTAGAATTCTTATTCAGTTGGACTTCAGTAAATTGGTTACCAGTTGCAAGTAGATTTTTCCAGCGAATCTTTTCAAAAACAATCATCCTTTTAGTAAGTTAGTTTTCCAGGGTAGAATTTGCAGGTTTTCAACTGCAGAACATTGTTCAGGTGTGATTCCATTATCAAAACAAAATCTCACAGAAATTATGTGGTCTAATTGAAAACCACCTTCTACCCCAGCAAGTGTTCTGGGGTGTTGTTCTGGATTTATTATATCACAATATTTTTTATATGTTTTTTCTGTTAGGATATTTACCCTATTTCTATATTTTTTATATGCAGGTGTATCTGGTTTCCTTTTTGTTTTACTATATTCTTCTGTTTTCATATAAGATTTGTCTATTTTAGATGCATCATAAAAGGGTTTTCCTTTTTTAGTTTGTTTGTAACAATTGACAGAACAATATTTTCTCTCTCTATCTCTTTTTATATAAGCAACCCATTCGGTTCCACATACAGAACAACACTTTTCTACTGGTTCTGTTTTATATTTTGATTTAGCATCTCGCATCTTTTTGCGTGCTTCATCAGAATGTTTTTTTCCTATGAAGGGGGATGGTTTTCCTCTCATAGTGGCACTTTGTCTTTCTTTTACCGCAGAAGTGCGTTCATACTTACCTTTCATTTCTTCTATTGTGTCGCATTTCTATTTAGAATATACAATAAAAAGGGGGGGGATTAGTCCCCCCCTTTACTATGTTGCGACACAATAGCATCTTTATTTATTACACATAATCATGTGGGATATCAGAATGTGGGGGGATTACAAAGTCATCTGCAGTTATTATAGCATACTTTCTGTCATGCATTTCACATGTTTTTATCATCAACTCATCTTCAACTTCAAGGACTTCCATAGGTGGAAATCCCATATCTTCCAATTGCATGGAATATCTTAGTGCATCATCTTCTTGTTCAAAGATATACAAAATCTTTTCTTGTACTTCATCCAATACGGAATACGCACCATCATCAGATTTTCCTTTCTTTGTGATGATGAACATATTAGGTTACCTCACATGCCTCTTGATAGATTTCCCTCATTAGATTCTGAAGTTTGATTTTATTAAGTTCAGTATCCGTTTCTTTAATATATCTATCAAGAATAGAAAGTGTATCTTCAGACTCAATCTCTTCTGATTGTTCAGTATTCCACCCAGTGAATTCAAAGTTCTCTACTACTTTTAGGTCTGCAACACCTACAGAATAAAGTTTATCAATGAACTTCTCAAACTGAAGTACATCTGACTTCTTTTTGACTACAACCTTGACAATCTTGTTTCTGTACTCACGTGCATCAAACAACTGATGATCATCATCTTCATAGTAAATGTTATAGAACAAACGGAATGGATTGTTGATAGGTGTGTGTTCTAAGGTGTCTGTATCAAAGATTGTAAAACCTCTATTATCCAGTACATCAGTCCAGAACATTTCATAGGGATTACCCAGATAGAATACTTTTCCATCATCAGAACGGGTGTGGAAGTGACCACTGAATACCTTATCAAAGTCTTTGAACATTGATGCAGTATGCTCACATTCCATATTTACATACTTATTGACCTTGAACCCTGTCAATTCTAGGTGCCCAAAGGCAACCCTGGACTTTGTATTTGAAAGGTGCTGTAGGGTCTTCTGGTGGTTCTCAGTGTTGATCCAGGGAATGTATGTGACGTTCAAACCATCTAACATCACATCTTCAATCTCTGAAAAGGTTACAACATTGTCATATTCATTCAATAGAAGATCAACAGCATTGATGTTGTTAGTGTTCTTGTAGTAGGCATCGTGATTTCCTACCATCAGGTGCATTCTAATACCACGTGATTGAAGTTCATCAAAGACCACTCTCTTTGCCCATTGAAGGGACTTGAACTCAATACCTTTTCTTGAATCAAAACAATCACCCATATGAATGACTTGTTTGATGTTGTGTTCATCAAGATAAGGGAAGAACACTTCTTTATAGAACTTTTCAAAATAATCATGGAAAAGTTGGGAACCTTTCCTAGCGCCGTAGTGGGTGTCGCTAATCACTGCTACTTTCATTACTTCCTCAGTTTGCTGTGAACACTATCTTTGATACTGTTATACTCAGAATAGTTGGAACTGTCAAGGTCATTGGCATCAAATACTTCATCAAAGTCAGTTCTTTCAAGAATCTTATTCTTGATTTCTAGTTGTTTCTTCTCTGTTGAAATCCTACGAAGGAATGCAAAGTAGATGATTTGGGTGAAGTAAGAAAAGGGATTCTTGGACTTCTCTGGATCAAAGTTATGAATGTACCTTACACAGTTCTCAATACCATCACAAATCATGTCATCCTTGAACATGTAATTGACAAAGTTTGGTTTGTATGATAGGTGATTAGCAATCTTCAAGAAACAGTCACCAATGTACCTTGGAATAGGTGGTTTCTTCTTTCCTTGTTCTTCTGCTCTTTTGCATAGTGCAAAATAGTTCTCAAGTGCAACCAAGAACTCTTTGTTATTGACATAGTGTTCTGTTTTCTTACCTTTTGGCATGGATACAGTGTTTGTAATTAAGGACATAGACTTGATTTCACTTGAAGATATTATATCACACTTCTCTAACTTTACAAACCCTCTAAAATTCATTATAATATCTTTGTCAGAGATAAGATTATTACCTCTAGAGTTACTTAGAGATTACTTAGAGACACTTAAGGAACTCAAGATTTCTCAAAGATCTTCTCTAAGGACTTCCTTACTTCTTCTACTTTACCTATATGACCCATTCTTCTATCCAATTGAGATTCAAAAGAACCATTCAGTCTTGTAATGTAATCAGTGTAATAAGAAATCATTTCAATATCTGAGTTTTCAGAGATAGTCAAAACATCATCCAAATCAATCAGAAAGAAACCTTCAGAACAAGTCTTTAACCATGGTTCCAGTTTATATCCATTTACTTTTCCTCTAATGACTATTTCTTCAATAGTAATAGGATCACAAATTAACAAACTTGTTTTTTCTCCCTCGATAGAGGGAGAAACCTTACAGAATATTTCATCACCACATTTGAGTTTAATAGTTGCATAGAAATCATCTTCTAGCATTAAGTACCTCCTAGTCTAAATTGATAGTTGTTATTTCATAATTGAATTGTTCAGAAACGTAAATCTTAACTCTTTCAATGAAATGATTTAATGTATAATTCTTTCTTGACTTCAATGTGCAGTCATCAGCAATGTCATAAAGTTTGGCTTTTTCTTTGTCTTTGCCTTTTCTTAGAACTCTACCAATGCTCTGCAAGTTTCGGATACGAGACTTTGAAGGTGAGGCAAATATCACATTGTGAAGTTTTTTGATATTGATTCCTGTACTAAACGTTCCATAAGAAGCAACAATGATTGCGTTGTCTTCTCTTTCTGTGATTTCCCTTACCTTTTCTCTATCCTCAGCATCAACACCGCCATGAATAAAGAATACTTTTCTTGTTTCTTTTACATCATTATTTATCAGGTCAAACAATATTCTTCCATGTGTCTCCACTCTGGAATAAAGAACCAAGGTATTACCATCCAAACTTATTGCTAAGTTCTTGATGAAGTTACTTCTTTTTTCATGTGATATAAGATATTGAATTTCATCTTCATAGGTTTTGAATTTATGAGGAGAATGCTTCAATACCAAACACTGAATATCTAACTTTGCTAAGTGACCTTCGTCAATCAGTTTTTTGGTACCTGTCACCTTATATGATGGACCAAAGAGACCTTCCAATACCCATTTATGTGTCTGAGTGCCATCTAGGGTCCCCGTGAAGCCATATCTAAACTTGGCATGGTGTAGTTTCTCCATCACACCTATTAGAGACTTGCTCTTGAACAAATGAGCTTCATCTCCAATAACCACATTGTAGTCCTCAAAGAACGTCCTATCAAGGTTGTAGATACTCTGCCAGGTAGTTATGGTCACTGGGTAACTATTATCCTTTTCGCGACCACTGTAGATCCTGTGGCAGTAGTCTTCTGACCTCCATCCATAAGACTCGAAGTCCTTATACATCTGTTCTACAAGTGATGTAGTGGGAACCACCAATAGAACTTTTCTTTTCATACCTACATGAAATCTCACCAAAGAGTAAATCATAAAAGATTTACCTGAAGCTGTAGGTGAAATCAAAAGTTTTCTGTTATATCTCAGTGCATCATACACTGCATCAATCTGATAGTCTCTTGCAGACAAAGATGTAATAGATGCGATATAATCTTTTACACCTTCCTTTGAAATCATTTCATTGACTTCAAATGGAAGACCATAAAACTTATTATCTACAAATTGATATGTGTAGTTTGAACTTTCACAGAATGCAATAAGTTTGTCTAATAAACCAACATATAATCTTTTTGTTCTTAGATTGTATAAAGATAATTCACCACCCCAGTTCTTCTTACGATACTGAGGCATGAACTTTGCATTAGGTATTTCAAATGTAAATCTTTCTTTAATTTCGTATTCAATGTGTGGTTCTTTGATAGTGAGTTTTAAATAAACTTCACTAATCTTTTCAATATTAATGTCTGACATAACAGGAATCTCACCTGTTCGTATTTATTACCCAAGTCCTGCAATGAATCTCATAAATTCAATTGCATTCTTAATCTGATAGTTCCTTTGACTAATCATTTTAAGAATATCTTCAAGGTATTCTAACATAGTTGAATAGTATTCAATCTTCATACAGGATGTTGATAGTTTCTCATCTGCATCCAGGTATTTCTGCATAGTGTCTTTGTCACGAATCTTCTTAGGAAATGGATTCTCAACATATACTTCAGGATCTGATTTTCCTGAAAAGTATTCATACCTTTCGTGTCTAATATTTTTCCTTTGTTGTTCTGCTTTACTTCTCAGAAGTTTGATATTATTATATATTTCATAATACTTGGAATGAAGTATTGGGATATTCAAAGATTCAGTGTGAAGATTATCAGGATCAATTTCAGAATCTTTTTTCCACATATTCTGAAGAGTTTCAAGATCAATCATAATTAACAAATATCTGATGTTGGTTTGATGGTGTAGATAGAATACTTGAAAGTCACATCTGCTTGTAAGTATACCAGATCTGTAATGGTTGAGTCAAATTCAACAGTAGTAAGTGACACAGGGAACAGGTCTTCGAAAATTACATTGAATCTGGGTATATTTTGTCCATCCAAAATTAACAAAGTTCCATCAGAATATAAAGTTTGATCAGAACCATATACTTCTGGTCTGAATTCATCACCCTTTCTAAACTCATAGATTTCTTCTAGACTTTCTGGAAACCCAGTTCCTCTCATCCAGTTTTGAATCTGCATATAATTTTCAAGACCAGCATCCAAATAGAATCTAATATTCAAGTCACCAAATTCTAACTTGGTACCAACTAAAGGAATATTGGTCAAATAATTACTTTGTTCTGCTGGTGGAAAATTTATAGATGGGATATTAATTCTACTACCATAGAAGGCAAGTTTGGGTGCCTTTTGTATGGTAAACTTGAAAGAAGTTGGAGAAATAAAATTTCTATTTTCTATCTGACTATTAGGTGACATTCATCTAAACCTTATAGTGGTATTTATTTGATGACATAAAAAAAGGAGACCCTTTTGGGGTCTCCAATAAACTCTTGTGGACAATTATTAGTTATTTATCTTTGACCAT